CGCCAACCGTAGCACCGGCTGGCATATTTACGCTAGTAGCCCAAACCATTTTCGTATCCTTTTCTTATCATTATTGCATCCTGTGTTTCAGGTCTTTGGTATAGACAATGTAATTAGATTCCCAATCAGGGAGAAGTTTTTTCCATCCTTTTCTGCCCCATAACTCCATCCCAGAGCATCCTGTTCTTATTGCGAAAGATTCCACCATGTCGTTGAATTCGTATAACTCCTTGAAGTTAGAACCAGCGATTGAAATTACCCGCAACACCTGTTTTTGTGGGTAGGTTACTATCTGCGTAACCATGGCGGAGTGCATCTTTTTATTCTCTGTAGCAATCCATAACTGCATATCACCATGCGTAAGCGGTTCAAGGAAGTCATCCGTTTCAAGTTCGCCTTCACTATGTTCCTTAACCCTTTCAAGAAGAGGCGCAACCTCTTCCCAGATGTATGCAATATCTTCAGGCTGTACAATGTGAGCCTTCAAGAGTTTGTCATCCCCTTCCCCGCAACAAAGCCATAGAAGTTAGTTCCACCGTCAAAGGTTGTGAAGGTTACTACGTCAGTACCAGAGGAAGTCATCAGGTTATTACTGGTGTCATCACCGTCAGCCCAGTAAACTTTATTACCACCCCCGCCATGCGCTCCGGCATAGAAGGTAGCCGTACAGCTTCCAAGGTTAGTTCCCAGTATGGTTACGGAGTTTGAGTGGGAACTCAGGGCATTGGTGATGCCTATATTGAATGTTCCACCACCCGATAAAGTGAGGGTCTGGACATTGCCATCCTCAAGATCAATATTAAATGCTGCGGTCTTTGTTCCTATTGCACTGACAGTTTCTGAATAATCAGTAAAGCGTGGTCTGCTAACGACCGTATCAGCGCACGCTATCCCAGCATCAACCGTTAATTGCTGGACAAATCTACCATCGCCAAAAACATCAAGAGTATATGTTGGGCTAGTATCTAAAATACCCACCCTCTGCCCTTTTAATGTAATGTGGACTTGGTTGTCTACATAGAAATCAGCACGGGGGCTACCCGCATCACAACGGATTGTTAAGTTTGCTGAGTTGGCAACATTGTTATCCATCTCCAATGTTAAATCCCCAGAAGTACCCGAAATCTCTACAGTACCCGCATCTAAGGCTAACAGATTTACCCAATGTGAACCCTTCTTAAAGACATAAAGCCCCTCAACACCAGTACCTAAAGGGTCGGCATTTGTACCATCAAAATACCTTATATCACCCGCTCTGGGCCTATCTGGTATTGCATTAGTTCTTTCCAGCCTGAAGGTGGCTTGATTGAAAAGTACGTTACCAAGACGCTTCAGTTCCTCAACCGTGTATACCCCTAAAGATTCTGGATCAGACGGTAAAGGGCCGGGTTCATAATGAGTTACAGATTTTTCTACCCTATCAGTATAGGTAGCCATTAGTTCATCTTGGAACCACGAACCCCTGCATTGCTAACATCCAGAGAATAACCGTCCAGCCTCCATGTTTGATCTCCGGTGGATTCAAATTTCACACCGATATATTTTCCTGTAACTCTAACGGGAACCTTTGATTGTGAATCAGGATTGAAGGTATACGGGCCTTCCCATGCTATGTCCTCTTCTGTAGACATCTGACTTCCCACATAAACATTTACATTCGTTGTGCCAGATACCGACATCTTGGGCCAGACTGAAGTAACGTGCTTGACCATTGCCTGATTAGGCTGACCCTGTTCGTCCATAGACAGCCCAGTTCTTTCAATATAGGATGTCATGTTAGTACCATCTGACGTATTCCCAGTATTGTTCCTGTACAATTTTGTATCAGTAGGGGATACCATAATCAGAGTTTTACCTTCCTTACTTATAAAGGATGATGAGGTAATCTCACTCCATTTCTGGGTTTCTGTTGTCCAAGTTGTAGTAGCAGCATTCCATGAGGCAGTAGTTAGTGGATCAGCTTGAGTACCATACCCGATAAACCCTAAGTTTGGAATATCACGCTCTGTGAATGTCTGGTTTATCCAGTTATAAACTAATGCCTTATCGCATTGGGCATCAGAATTGCCGGAAGTTACATAACAGGCCCACATCTCTGTATTAGCGTAATCTGCTACGACAAATGATTTCTCGTATTCATCACCGTTGATGTTACCAAATACATAATCCCTCATTTTATGTGGAAGTATGGATTTGATCTGTCTACCATCATTGACATACATATCACCATTACCAAAGATGAAATGCCCACCATCAAATTCAACTACGCAGTTCTTGGACAATGCGCCGACAGTTGGAGATAGTTGACGAAACGAGAATATAAAGGGAGTTCCGACATACGTCATGGAGTAAGTGGAATCTTCTTTATAAATCATAAAGGCATCACCAAGGGGTACACCATCTACGATCTTTCCTCTGGTGTCAGCTAATTCATACTCACCGGCGTCAACTGTTGCGCTGGTTTCATCCCAAGACGTAGGAACAGCCTGTGTAGCTGCCTCTGTTGACCACTTAACTAACCTTGTATATGGAACAGAAGACTTCTTTATATTCAGGGCAATCAGGAAGGAGCGGAATGCTCTTACAGAATAGGCTTCTGTAGAGGCAGGCCAGTTACTCAAGTCTGCCATCTTGGTCGATGTAGAAGGTATGCCCGAACTCAACGCCCAGAACTGTGGGTCATCATAACCATTAGCCATGATAAGAACACCACCTAATACGGTGGATGTCCAGCCTTCTTTAGCGGTGGCACTGTAATCACCACCAGATGTTCTGGTTATGTCAGTCCATGACGATCCGTTATGAACGTATATCTTAGCCAGACCACCTATGATCCAGTAGTTTGATGCGCCAACTTCCAGATTAATAATATGGTACGGTGCAACAGGACAGGAAGCCATAACTTCCTTATAGCCGGGGGTTTTCTGTATAGCTCCATGCTCCGCCCTTATGTTATTGCCATCCGTCCAGACATTAGGAGGCAGTTGCCAAGAGTTTATATCTTTGACAATCCCCATCTGCCCGACATTATCAATCGGGATTAAAGCCATCAGACTTTCGGGTATTTAGCCTTGATTTCAGCAACCTTAGATTGCCACGCTTCAAGACCATTTTCTGTAATAAATTCAAGCTGATGTTCGGATCTGCCGTATGCTTCCATCCTATTCTCAAGCCAACTCTTCTCCACATAATCCCAAGTCTGCCTCCATTCATCACCAACAAGTTCAGGATCACCTCGCACCGCTCTAAATCCATCAGGCGTAGTTGGCTCAACGGGTTGAATATTAGTTGGCGGTAATTCTGATTTAGGGATTTCAACAATCCCATATTTGGCACGAAAATCTGGATTCTCCAAAGAGTTTCTGGGAAAACTTACGTTGGGATTATCGTGCTTTAAGTTAGTGCGCGTATAAGGAACGCCGTTTTTTTGATACATTTGTTACTCCTAGTCTGTTGTAAATGTTGCGCTTCCAGTTGATGTAAAAGCGTGATATGTGTAACCACCCGCAGCGGTAATTGTTCCACCCGCTGCTTGAGTGCCACCAGCATACCGTATGAGAATTACTCCGGAACCGCCAGCACCACCTGTGTAGGTACCTCCACCATCGCTTCCTATTGCACCGCCTCCGCCACCGCCAGTATTGGCTGTTCCGGGGAGACCATTCGCATTTGATGTTCCCCCAGTACCATCTGCTCCACCGCCAATGCCTCCAGATGGTGTGCTTGCGCCATATGCAGACCCACCACCACCACCGCCAAAATAACCACTGTCTGCGCCAAAGGAAGTAAAATTTGAAAACAATCTTCCAGCCCCGCCGTCAAGTCCGCTGGCAGCAGCACCAGCGCCACCACCACCGGCGCCACTTCCTACGCCACCGGCAGAACCATCAGCACCGGCATTACCATAACCAGTTACATTACCTGTTCCAGAATATGTATCTTGATTTGTTGCACCACCGGTGCGGCTATGGTCACCACCACCACCACCGCCTCCAGACCCACCGGCACCCGGCGCGGTATTCCGTTTACCACCCTTACCGCCACCAGTAGCAGTTAATACTGTAGTAATAGAACCCTCTCCATTAACATTAAACACCGAATTTGAACCATTAGCCATGCCTCCACCGCCAGCACCTACAGTCAAATCATATTCTATACCACTCGATGCTTCATATACTGTGGCATGAACAACACCGCCAGCACCGCCTCCGCCTAGAGGTGCTCTATCTTGAGTGCCCCCGCCGCCTCCGCCAGCAACTACTAATATCTCACATTCCAAAGCACCACTTACACCGGCTGCTCCCAATAATCCTGCTTTATTTGCTCCTAAAGGCATAATCTATCTCCTCAAGCCATTGCCAGACCAGCAGCAAAGCCATACCAAATTGTTCCAGCGTCTACCGTTGTAAAAGTTAATACATCCACCCCGCTTGATGTTAATGTTGGTGCAGTACCCCCATCCCAATCTACTGAACTGGGCCAGTTGACAGTCTGTGAACCCCCGTTAGTCAAGATCAACGTGAATGAACAGGCGCGTCCAGATGCAGACGGGTTTGAAAAGGTGAACGTGTTTGTACTTGTGTCCACCGTTGCTGTTACCACATTACCAACCGTTACATCAATATCTTGTGTGCCACCCCCTGTTCCACCGATAGCGTTTACTGTTTCCGCATAGTCCTTAAAGTATGGCCTGACAACTTGGTAATCTGCATGATTAACTACTCCCGAACCATCTGCGGTTACAGACTTTGACGTTTGTACCGTACCCAGAGTTGTAATATCGTTGTAGTTCAACTCAGTCGCTGTGGAAGTTACCCCGTCGAGAATGTTCAGTTCAGCAGCGGTTGACGTAACCCCGTCCAATATATTTAATTCTGCTGCTGTAGATGTAACACCGTCTAAAATATTGAGTTCAGCAGCGGTACTCGTTACACCGTCTAAGATGTTTAGTTCAGCAGCCGTAGAGGTTACACCATCCAGAATGTTTAACTCTGCTTCAGAAGAACTGATAGCAGTTGTTCCTGTAAGACCGCTGAATTGGGTCTTCAGGACAGTTTTCAACATCCTTAGATGGTCATCCCCCTGCGCTACAGAGTCGCTGGTAGTAGGATTTGTAGCCGTTAATTGGCTAATGTATGATGCAGTTTCTAATGCCATTTAGTATCTCCCATTAACCCATATCTAACCCTGCTGCGAATCCGTACCATATAGTTCCTGCATCCAGAGTTGTAAAGGTAAGAACGTCTACACCGGAAGATGTCAGAGATGGCGCACTTCCACCGGCCCAGTCAACAGAACCCGGCCAGTTCACAGTTTGTGAACCACCGTTGGTAAGGAACAAAGTAAAGGAACAAGACTTACCAGTAGCAGATGGATTGCTGAACGTGAAGGTGTTGGTGCTTGTATCTACCGTGGCAGATACCACATTGCCAGCAGTAATATCAATGTCTTGAGTACCACCGCCAGTTGAGCCTATAGCATTGATAG